CGATACCACGCCTGGGCTTGGCATACCTTCAACAAATGTGGTGTCAAACTGGCGAATCACATCGTCAGCCTGATCGACTGCATTGCCTACTGTAGTGCGCCATGCTGCCTCTGCCTCTGATCCAGCAGCCGACCTCGTTAAACCAGCCGCTGCACGAATCTGAGGGTTATCACTAAATACGTCTGCAGGCAAATCAATGCCAAGACGCTCAGCCGCTTCTTTGGCTGCAGGATTAACCTTAACCATGCCAGCAAGCTCTTCTTGCGCCTTGGTTGAGCCAAAACCACTACCTGAAGCCCTACGCACTAAGTCACCTACTTCTGCGCTTGTGGGGGCTATTGGAGGCTCTACAGGAGGCACTTGACCTACGCCACGAATCTCAACTGTGCCAATAGGTTCAGCCTTAGGAGCTGGTTGCCCCATAGTTGGAGAAACTCTAGCGGCTGGGGCAATGGGTGCAGTTTCAGGTGTTGCGCCTGTAACGCGCTGTAATAGGCGTTGTGCTGCAGGTTTAACGGCCTCAATAGCACGACCAGCTACCGGAATAGCGCCCTGCAATGCGCCAGCAGTAACGACTTCCATTGGATTAAATTGACCGCCAGTTAAAGCCTGAGTAGCCTCAATGACGGCTTGTGTGCCTGCACCAGCCGCAACTGCGCCTGGAATACTAGCAACGCGCCCAGCAGGAGTAAAAGCAGCAAGACCAGCCGCAGCCCGTGGAATATCGCTTGCTTGAAAGCCTGGCTTAATGGCGTACTCTTGACCATCAATCGATGATCTCAGTAAAAAGTTACCTTTTTCGTCTTGGCGTACTTCCACGCCAGGAAAGTTCGATTTGATAACTTGAACGGTCTCTTGCGGGTTAGTTAGGGTTGTCCCTAGTGCTGACTTAAAACTAGCCATGCTGAATGTGTTTAGCTCTGGCATAGATGCCCAGTCAGGCAATGCCTGAGTTACCGGAGTGGCACGTTCACGACCAGTAATCGACTCGCCAATACTTTCAAAAAATCCCATCTCCTTTGGCTTTGGCTGTGATGCAAGCCATTGTTCAGGAGACATTGGTTCAGCAGCAGTATTTGTAGGTGTAGGAGCGCCCTGTTTAGTCTGTGACGCTAACCATTCTTCAGGACTCATTTTGCCCCCACGGATTGCTTGTATGCGTTCCATTGAGCATCAGTAAAGTTTGCAGGGCGACTGTAATTTTTTCCGTTAACAGAAACAGTGCTTCCAGGAGCAGTTGGAGTAGTCTCAACAGACTCATAAAAGATATTCTCAGGTTTCAAACCATAACCAGTAGCAATGCGCTCAATACCAGAACGAACCACTTTTTCTTGACCTGCTGCACTTTGATACAGTCTTTCAGACTGTTTTACAAACATATTTCGTTGCTCGTCTTTTAAACGCTCACCAGTCAATAGTTTGTTGTACAAGTTACCAACTTTAGCAAAAGCGCCACCAGCCGTTTCAGCCGTTGCAAACTCACCTTCACGAACAACTGAGCCTGGATCTAGCATCTTCATGTAGTTAAAGATCAATGCAATATCGCCAGCACCAGACTTGTCTGTGGACTGAATGCGACCATAAGCTGCTTTAACGTCTTGATAACCCTTAGTTTGATCACTGTATTCTTTACGGAACTTAGCCTCTGCTTCTGGGCGCTTATCAAGTGGCATCATGCCAGCTTTTAATTGCTTGGCTTGCTCTTGAGAAACTTGAAGATCGGCGGCTAGTTTTGCAGGAGTAAAACGAGCCTGCGCATCAGCCACAATAGCATCTGCACGCTTCTTGGTTAGATCAAATGGTGCGGCTTCTGCAGCGCGACTTTCTACAGCAATCTTTGACCATTTGTCAGGATTTACGGTAGATAGAATCAAACCAAGCTGTCCTTGGACTAGCTTTGGATTCTCTTCTAAAGTCTTGCGCATTGCCTCGAACTTAACGGTTGGCTTTCCTGAGTTAGCTGCAGCCGTGATTTGATCATCAATTAACTGCTTGGCAACATCAATCTTTCCAGCATTAATAGCATTAAATGCTTGTGCGCCAACTAAAAACTCATTGTCTTGCTGAACTTTGTCTAAAGTATCCCAAGATTGTTTGAAAGCCTCACGTTGTTGTGGGTACTTCAAAGTTAGTTGAGCAAACTTATCTGCTGTTGGGTTTGCTAATGTGTCTTGTAGGTCTTGGGAGTATCGGGCGCGCAATTGCTCAGCACTATCAGCAGCTTCACGTTTTAAAGTAACTTCTTGAAGTGTAGCACCAGTTTGCAAACCTTGCTGGAATGGGTTTTGACCAACAGGTTGACCATAAACACCCATATAATTCAGAATTGGTTGAGCCATGTTTTTTCCTTAAAAGCTAAGTGCTTTTTTGATTCCTGGAATACCGCCAACACCAAAGAAGCCACCAGCAAGACCAGCTAATTGACCAAATGTTTGACCTGCAGATGCTCCTGCAGCTAATTGACCTTGAGCAGTTGCAGCACCTTGCTGCCCTAATAGATTTGCAATAGATGATGCTGACTCAAGACCAGCAGCGCCAGCTCCTGCAGCAGATGCTTGACCTAATTTTAATAAATTCTGTGTACTTGAAAGTCCAACATCAGATAAGCCACCAAGTTTTGTATATTGTTGGTTAATTAATGATTGGAGCATTTCAGGTCTAAATTGAGCCAATGCTGCTTGAACATTACCACCGCGCAAGCCACCAGTTGCAGCAGCACTTTGCAATAAACCTTCTTCACCTTTTTTAGCTAATGCTTGAAATTGTGATCCAGCCTCAATATCTGCAATAGCTTTACGTTGAGCTTCTTGACCTGATAAACCAAGTAATGCTTGCTGTTGCTCAAGAGCAGATGCTCCTGCCTCTCTATAAGGCTCAAGACCAGGTATTGCAGCAGTTCCAGCAGTAACATATGGAGACATCAGCTCCATTAATTTATCAAACTGTCTGCGCTGTTCATCAATACCAGCTTGACTTGCTGCAGCTTGTGTACCTGCTGCTTGTTTCGCAGCTTCACCAGCTTGCTTTGTACCAGTAATAGAACCTAATGTGTCTCCGATAAAATCGCTCACCAAACTCATAACATCCTCCACTCTTCTCTGGTCATGCCGAGAATATAAACGTCTTTTAACACACCGTTTTGCATACAGGCATGACGGCGACAACCTTCGTCTTTCATGCCTAGTTTTAAACCGTAGTTTCTAGCTGACTCTAAGCCAGCAATGATATAAGCAGTCACTCTAGCAATGGGGCGCGTATTAAATGCCCAATTTAAAAAAGCCATGCCTAGATCACGTGAATATGGAATTGCTGATTTTTTAAGCAACGAGTGCCATTCTAGCTCTAAAGTGGAATACTTGATCGCCATAAATGCCCCAGCAAACTGATCGCCAATCCATGCGGATAGGTAAGTTACTTGTGGGTGTTGAATAGGCGCAGCGGGTCTATGATCGTGACCAACCTTATTAATATAAGGGTCAGAATATACTTCAAGTAAATGTTCTTCTGAAATAAATTCTGTCACAGAAACCTCTTGCATCACATCTCCTTGGCAGGGCATTGTGAGCTGCTGGCGGCTCTGTTGGCTCAGCGGTTTCATTTTATCGCAAATTAGCATTTCGTCAATCTATTTCAAATTCACGCTCTTCCCATGCTTGGCATGAGCGTAGATCGTGGCAAATGAAGTCGAATTTATTGCAATACCCACGAAAACCAGCGTCTTTGTCCCATTCATTACGGGGTATTTTTTCCATTTTTGCTTGGGTCATGGTGCTGTTGTCATAGTATTCGCAGTTCGAGCAACGGCGGCGGCGGGCTTCTTTCTCATCTACCTGCATAGCCTTGCCTAAATTAACCCAGTAATCCTTGTTGGCTGTTGGCTCGTTGGATGGGTTTTGTGGCCCAAGCATCCAGTCGTCAATGACGATCTGGGTATTTTTCTTATTCTCTGCAGGAGTAATAAACTCTTCCTCCATTGGAAGACCAGCAAACCCTTTAGGGATAATCATAAAATCCTTCATGCCAATCTCCTTATGTAATCTCGCGCCCAGACGAGCGAATAGTTAATGCAGTAGCTGTTCCGGTGGTAGAAATAAACCCGCCATTTGCTAATACTTGACCAACTAGCTCTGGGAAAGTGTAGGTTTCATCCGGTGCAATAGCTCTAGAGTCAACGATTAGATTAGTTGCCCCAGCAGAGCCACCAGAACTCACCAGATTGACGCTAATCACAGCGTTTGAGGCACTGGTATTGGTAGCCGTAAATTTATCAATGATGGCTGTGCAATTGACCGCAGTGTATTGCGTAGTCTGCGCCGCTTCCATTTGTTTTGAGCCAATTAGTGGCTTTGCTGTGACTGTCATAATTTTCCCCTTAAATTGCTTCTGCGCCGCTGGCGGTAATTGTCAAACCAGCAGACGCGGCTTGAATTTGAATCGTCTCTGCAGCATTCATTACTTGAATGCCATTGTATTGCAATGCATTGTTTGCTGGTACTGAAACATCATATAAAAAAGCATTTGTTGTCGCTGCCGAACCAGCAGCAGGAACAAGGAATACTCTTACGTTAATGGCTGCGCCAGTAGTATTAGCAATGCTAAATTCTTTAAGTAAGGTGCGAGTTGCAGCCGGAACGGTATAAAGCGTTGTTACGCCAGTTGTAATAGCAGCTTGACCTAGTTTTGTTGGGGTTATTACATCGAAAGCCATGTTAGCACCTGATTTGATCGCACTCGTGCGGTTTGATTTGCATACGGAAGAATGCCATTGACATCATGCTCTAATTCTATGTTATTTCGTATTGGTGCTAATGCCAACATTTCTAAAGCATTAGACATTCTACTAATCTCATCTAATGCTTGCACCGCTTTTTGATCTGCATTGCCACTATTGATTGCTGCATCTTTGGCTAAAGTAACGATCTGAGCTAATGCTTCATTGGCTGAAGCAGCACCAGTTCCAGCTAATATTTCTGTTCCTGGCGTGTCTGGGCTTGGAGATATTTGATCTGCTAACGCAAACAAACGCTCGAACTGTTTTATCTGTTCAAAGTTTTTTAAGAACGTAGCAAGCTGGTCGCGCGTTAAGTTTAGTTTTTGATTTGCCATAATTAATACGCTAATGGATCAATCTGCGCTTCAAGTCTAGCAAAAGACAAATGAGAATCACTATCACCACGGAAACGCTGAATGCGCCAGTTACGCATATGGCCTTGTTGAAACCACACAATGCGTTTTCTGGTGTTTCCAGTAGTGCCAACTGAGATTGATCTGTCTTGACTCCAAGACCTGCCATCAACTGAGTAGCTGGTGCTGATTTTTGGGTCTTTGCCAATCGCCACGCTACCAGTTAATGACACTAGCTCTAGCTCGTTAAATATTGCCATTG